GTCTGGGTACAGCAGCCAATTGGATACCCAAAGGGTCTAGAGGTCAGCGAATGGCACACCAAGTGGGGAAAGTATTGGGCAAAGAAAAATCCTAAGCACCTTAAGGCTGGCTATGGTCATATGACAATGGCTGGCTGGGATGAAGAGTTTGGCTGGCAGTGGGCGTGCCCAACTCGCTCTGGCAAGGGCAAGGAACAGTTCGCTGTTCAGGTGACTGAGGCGCAGTTGAAGGCAATTGCTGACTCCAAGCGCGTAAGCGGCAAGGACAAGGCGGAGCCGCACAAGCACTGCCTTATCATCACATGGGATAGGAGCAAGGATGTTGTTGCGGCACCAGTAGCCCCAGCCCCTGCTCCAGCAGCCCCCGTACAGGCACCTACGGCGCCCGCTAAGGCGTGTTCGTCCTGCGGCTGCATCATTCACCCAAGCAAGTAAATCCAACGCTCTAGGAGGCGGAAATCATGACCCCTGTAAAGCGCACCCTAATTGAGTTTTGGGCGACCTGGTGCCAGCCCTGCAAGACCCAACATGTGGAACTAGATCGACTTGCGGAACTGCGCAAGGAAGTCGAAGTCTTGCGCTATGACATTGCCAAGCATCCTGACCTTGTTGCAAAGTATGATGTAAAGACTGTTCCTTACATCATCTACGAAGAGGAGGGGCAATCACCCCTTGACGCCGCAGGTCTACATACGGCAGAGAAGTTGATTAAGAGGTTTGGTCTGTAATCTGGCATCTTGCGCACTGATGGGTGCGTATGTGTTATGATGTGGTTGCTGGGTTTCCAGTAACGTACTAGGAGGTTGAAGTATGGATGCAGTGTTTAACGGCGATGTAGCCAGCGCACTATTCAACACACTTATTACCGTTACCGTACCTGTTCTCGTTACATGCATTGTCCTTGCGGCAAAGCACATTTCAGATTTCCTCCGCGCTAAGGCGGGCAAGGAGCAGTGGGCGTTTATTGAGACGCTAAGCGCAAGCACGGTTTCCGCAGTTCAGCAGAAACTCGCAAGCGCAGACGGCTCACTCAAGAAGACACAGGCTGTCGATATCCTCAAGCAGCACCTCAAGCGTCACAACATCACGCTCAGCGATGACGCCATTTCCGCCACCATTGAGGCATCCGTCAAGGCTGCAAAGGATGCGGCTGCCCGCTAGGGCGCCCTTCCAGAACGGAGATTCAAATGCCAAACAAAGGTTTCTTCTGGTCGGACTCGGCAATCGCGGATCTAACAAGACTTTCTAGGGAAGACTTCCGCGTGAAGCATCCAAAGGTCAGCGCAAACTCATACCGCCAGAGGCTGGCGGAAGAGCGGAAAAAGATTGCAGTGGACCCAGAGACAGCGATGCAGATACGGCATGATATCGCTCCCGTGAAGCCAGCAAAGTTGACCTACCTGAAGCGCATTGGCAAAGCGCCAACGACAAAGCGCGGTGAACTGGTGGTTGCAGCGGGTGACTTCCAGTTCCCATTCGAGGACGAAGCAGTGTTTGCCGCCTTCCTCACCTTCCTTGCGGTCGAGCGCCCTGACCGCATTGTCCTCACAGGCGACATCCTTGACCTTACAAGCGTGTCAAACTTTGACCGCGACCCACGCCTTGGGATGCCCGTTCAGGACGAATTGGCACATGCCCACGCCCGACTTGCTGAGATTCGCTGCGCTGCTGGCGAAGAGGCAAGAATCTTCTTCGTCTACGGAAACCATGAGGCACGCATGTCCAAGTGGCTTTCGCGCAAGGCTCCAGAACTTGTGGGCATGGTTGACGCTGAGGGGCATGAAGTCCTCTCGCTTGCGAACATGCTCCGCCTAGACCACCTCAAGATTACTCCGTGCTTGTCAGAAGGCGTAGCGTACGCTGGTCCAGAGCACCTGCGTTCGTACTATAAGATCACCAAGGATCTCATTGCTACGCACGGGACATACTCCCGCACCGCTGGTGGCGCCGCTTCAATCCTTCCTATCGTTGATGCCGCTGGCGTCAGCGTGGTGGGCGGGCACGACCATTCGCAGGGCATGGCATTCATGTCGCGCGGCGGATTCGCTGAACTTGAAGAGAAGAAGTTAGTTGCCATCTCCACGGGGATGATGTGCCGCAGGACAGAGTTGGGCTACCTTGCCCAGCATCAGGTCAGCCGTTGGGCTGCTGGTTTTGCGGTTATTGAACTGTGGGGAACTGAAGAGGGCGAGTGGCAGCCAGACTTTGCTTCGTGGACTGGCAAAGAACTTGTCTGGCGCGGGCGACGCTACGAGGGTAAGGCTAGCGCCTAAGTACCCGCATAATCGCCTTGGAGATGTTGCCAAGGGCGGAAGTGTGCAGAATGTCTCGCCAAACCGTCAATCCGTAGGACATCATCCCGTGCTCCTGCTCAACCTCATCAGGGTAAAAATACGGATAGGGAACTGAGCCAGAGCCAGTCTTCCCGCCGCCGTAATACTCATAGCGCATCTGAGCATCCATCTCTGTACCGTAGATAAGATTGAACTGGCTGCCAGAGATGACACCCTTATAGATGGCGCCAGGCGCCTCTGGGCTTGTGAGGCTGTTGACCAACGCGCCAGTATCAACTGGCGTTTTTCCTGCGATTTGAGGGGCAAGGTTGTTATAGATGTAGCGGTCGATGACCTTAGACGCCGCCACGAGCGCCTCCCCGCGCTTAGCCGCCTCCATGTTGTTGATGAGTTTGCGCATCTTCGCAGTGTCAAAGTTGATCGTGACATCAAGGCTAGCCATACTAAGGGTAAATCCTCTCAGCGTGGCACTTGAAGTGTCGCCTAAAGTGGTCCTGCTCGACCCAGAGAACGCGCAGGTTCATATTGTTTACGGACAGCGTATCGTTTGGCAGCGGCTCTTTTTCGTATTCGAGCCACGGCAAAACAACAGTGTATTCCGTATCGCTGCTAAGACCAGTGGGGCTCTCAGCGTCAGTGTTCTTGCTAATTGAGATATAGGCTGGGACATTATTCCAAACAGTGCTGCTGGTCTCTACCTGCTGACCATCTGCTGAGTGCCCACCCATACCAATGCGGGTGAGTGTCGCCTTCCAGCGCCCACCTGGCATCGTCATCGAATATTCACCTTCACGTAGCGGTCAAGAATGGCTGCTGCGTGCTGGGGAATATGCTGGCTGCGCATACCCTTCTGTGGGACGTCGAGGAACATCTGAGTGTCCCCAACGATAAGTCGATTGAGACCAATGGTGCCCTGCTTTGCAAGCGCATCTCGCCCAAGCAAGTCGACGGTGATAAATGCCGTAGCATCTTCGAGATCCTGCGGGATTGGGTCAAACCCATGGATATAGGTGATCTCAGCCGTTGGGGTCGTAAGCCCAAGGGCAACAATTGCAGGGAAGATGGAATAGGTAACGCTGGCAAGCGAAGTGATCTCCACGTTGTTCTCGTTGCTGTTAATGAAGAGGTCGTTAAGGCTGAACGTGGCAAGTTGCCCAGAGGATACGTAAATTTTCAGGCTGGAAACGCTGACCACGTTGGCTTGACGAGGATAAATCCTGCGGGTCTCTTGGCGCCAGCGGTGTCGCTCCGTTACCTGCTCTAGCCCAAAGTGCTGCCCGCAGTAAGCATCAGCAGCCCTAGAAGCAAGACCAATAAAGCGTTCTAGTTTGCTGTCAGAGAGCGGCTGCCCTTCAAAATCATTAAGGTCGCCCATCTCGTACGCCTTAAACTTCTCGACCGTTAGGTAGCCAGCAGAGAAACCCTGCTGCGGCGCAAACCATGCTGAGTAATCGCCGTTTTCCTTCTTGAGTCGAAAGACGTGCCACTGCCCCCGTGCGGCTCCAGCGTCGTTAAAGTCGTAGGACTCCACGCCTGGAATAAGGGTTAGGACAACTCCAAGGTTGCTAAACGTCCCGCTTTTAGCGAGAGCGTCTGCCTGAGTGGATGCCCTGCCAGCCTCAATTGAGCGATAGCCAGCAGCGTACTGCGTAGCAATTCCACCAACGGAGAACGTAACTTTTACCATAGTTCTATTCTACCTAACAGAACGCCCGCGTCCATTGCAGCGTGTGCTACAACAGCGCGGGCGATTTACCTGTTAAGGGAGATTAGAACTTCTCTACGCCGTACTTCTTGAGTTCATCAAGATGCTTAGCGGCGACGCTCGCAACGCCGTCAACGAAACGAATAAACGTTCCGTCAGCAACGCCAATCGCGCTTGCGCCTTCCCAGCGCACTCGCACTCGCTCTTCACCCTTGAGTTCGTCCTTGGCGCTCTTGATAGCCTTGCCAATGACAACCTTTTCTACTTCCGCTGCAACCTCTGGCTCCACCGCAGGTGCGGCTTCGACCACTGGCTCAACAGCGGGTTCTGCGACAGGGGCAACCTCAACGACTGCCTCCACCACTGGCTCTTCAGCCTTTGCTTCCCACTTTGCCATGTTTCCTCCTAACTAAAGAGAACGGGCGGGCTGCCCCCTAGGACAACCCGCCCGCCACTAACGCGAGAACCCCTAACGATTAGGCGTTGACGCGAATCTTTGCGTTGAACTTGGTAGCCTTGCTTGCCAGACCGAACATCGTGAACATGATGTAAAGTCGGGTAAGGGCTCCACCAACACCAACTGGAATCTCCAGGGTGGTGATTGAGTCTGTACCAAGGTACGGCAGCGACCAGGCGTCCTCGTCGATAACGTACATGTCGCGCTTGTTGACGGACGAAATGGCATACGAGCCAATCGAGTCACCAGCAACCGCGAGCACAGGCAACTGACCGTTTGCCGTGGCGACTGAACCGAAGTTCACGCCAGGGTTTACGTTGCCAGCACCTGGGAAGCGGACGTACTGCGTCTGCTCATCAACGAATGCAGCATAGTCAGTTGGCGAGAGAACGATGGCGGAAGGATTTCCGCCGTTGTTCAGGATGCCAGCAACTGCGCTGTTGATCGAAGAGGTGTACGTAGCGCTCCCCTTCTCGATGATCCCGTTGCCAGCCGCTGCGGCAGAGCCCAGCAACTTGCGGAGACCGTCGAAGCCGTTCGCGTCGTAATCACCAATCTCCACAGCCGCGCCATTGCCTGCTGAAGTCGTGCCGTTCCCCTGGAAGACCTGCTTCTGGAGTTTGTGAGCGATAGCCGTTACGCCTGAACCAAGTTCAGTCGCAAGACCATCATAGCCAGCACCACCCTGATTGATGGCGAACTGGCTCTTAAGGGTGATACCACGGCGGGTCGCAAGAACGGCGATGTTCGTCGTCTGGCGAGCGTAGGTCGCGGAATCATCCGTGGCGGTGCCAGTTTCCGTCTGGAACACGGCATCACCATACGAAGTGATCTGGTTGAACGCGTGCACAAGCCCGTTTGCAGGCTCCTTGCGGAGGCGCTCAAAGAGTGGGAACTTCTTAACAAACAGCGAATAGAGCATTGGCTCTAGGTCCTGGCGGATAAGCGCCGTGCCGCCGCTCGAATCGAGCAACTTGCTGATCGTTGGGTTGGCGTTAGCCAACTGATTAAGGATATCTGACGAAGCCTGCTTGCCCGTCTCGCGGGAAGCCTGCACGTCAATAGCCTGGTAAACCTCGTGGGTTGGCATAGCCTGGAACTTCTTGCGAAGATCCTTCTGGACCATGACAGCCTCAGCAGCGTCGAAGGCAGAAGCGCCGCGCGCGCCGTCCTTCGAAACAATCGAGGTATCGTTCAGGGTCTCGAGCGACTGCTCGACATCCTGAAGTCGCTCTCGTACTTCAGACATTATTTACTCCTCATTGGCGTCCAGCAAACGCTGAACGTATGGCTCGAGCCAAACTGCCTTGCTGGCGGTCTTGCTCGAAGGTTGATAGCCAGACTTTCGTCCGACTGGAATTGCAACTGCCTTCTCAAGGAGGGCAACTGCTCGTTCAAAGTCAGCCTCGACCTTAGCCTTCTCAGCCGCAGCCACGGTAAGTGCGCTCTTCAGCGTCTCCACCTCAGCACGGACTGCCTCGGCGGCGTCCAGAGCAACCTTGGCGAGATCCACCGAACCGCTCTTGGCGGCTGGCTTGTTCTCGACTTCCTCAGCCTCGCCTGGCTCTTCAGCAGGCGCACTTGGGTTCTCTTCCTCAGGAGCAGCAGGCTCAGCCGCGTACTCCGTGTATGCCTTAACCCAGCCATAAGCGTGGGTCAGGTACTGTGCCTTCGCGGAGTCTGCTTCCTCAACGGTGATCGACTCCAGTTCAGCCATTACATTGCCGCAACGGTCAGCGAGGGTAAGAGCCTTCTCTGCCTCGACAACTTCAGCGACCTCTTCGACTACTGGTTCCACGACAGGTGCCTCAGCGGGCGCCTCGACGGGCGGCGTTGGAGGAAGAACTTCCTCAACAGCCTCAGCAGCCAGATTTTCGGCGTTGTCCATGTGGACATTCTCCTTCTCTGACTTAAACCCAAGCGAACCCTCGACGGGCTGCTTAGGAACTTCTGGGGTCTCAACAGGCGAAACCTCACCCTCCTCAGGAGCGAGGGAGGCACGCAACTGCTGTGACCACTTCTGATGCATCTCCTGACGCTCAGCAAGGAAGTTCAGAACCCCCTGCTGATCGATACTGGTGCCCTCTTGGAGGGCTCCAGAAATCGTGTTCAGAATTGCCTCATTAGCAGAATAGAGCGCCCCAGCAAGGCTCTCTGCGCCAGCGCCGTCAGCAGTCGTAATTGACTGCGCCTGCGCGCTGATCTGGAAGGTATCAGATGTCGTGGTTTCCTCAACTTCGTTTATCGCATCCTGGATTTCTGTAATTTCCTTGCTGCGACTGCGAAGGCTCTTGAGGGCGCTCTGGAGGTAGGAACGCTGATTGGCTGGGATGCCAACAACAGACGACTCAAGGAGCGAGATTCGTTCAATCACATAGGTCTCAAGCCCAGTCGCCTTGTCCTTCTTCTTGCTTGCCTGATCGACGCGGGCGCCAATCGAAAGACCAAGTCGAACGCCGCGCTTGATTGCCTTGTAGGTGCGGAGCGCCTCAGGGTTCTCATCCTCTGGGCAGACCTTGATGTCGATGTCGAGGTCGTAGACTTGCTCGCCGCTTGCCTCGTCAACGCGCTTGACAATGCGGGCATCTGTGACGGACCCAAAGAGGTCCTCTGGTACGTTGTAGTTGTGGTTCAGCCAAATGGTCATGTTCTTCTTGGCGGTATCAGCCATTGACTTAAGTGCATCCGTCGTCATCTCATCGCCCTGGAGATCGCGGATGGTAGAGGAAGTTGTTCCTGAGACATACATATCCCCGTTATCCGCGGTGTATGCCTTTAAAGCCGTGGTATAAAGTTTGAAGTCCATTACGCCTCCCAAGCGAAAAACGGACTTGACTTGACAAGCCCATTTACACGATATAGAGTTGTCGTTGGTAGGATCACTGCGGAGATAATAGCATCCTCAAAAGGATGTAACAATCTACAAGGAGTCTACATGCATAAAAAACTAGTCACATTCATGGCGGTATGCACATTCTTAGCAGCAACGTTCGTTGGAATTCAAAAAACAGTTAATACCAACATTGCGGTAGACGGTGTATACGATGCATCACCTACCCCTACGCTTGGTCCCCCCGTGCCGCCAGCAGGTCCCATCTGCCCCCCTGAAACATGCGTAAAAGGGGTGGTTACGACCTACGACGCCTCAACTCACCTCTGCTCTGGGCAGAGATGCTGGTACTCAAAGTTCGGGGCGTGGTGGACTCCCACGGCGCCAAAATCGCTGCGCTGGGTTATCGCCTCAAAAAAAGAGTGCAGTCGCCACCCAGAATGGGGCTGCTATCTCAAGGACTTTGGCTCATACAATAAATTGGTCCGCCCGTACTATGCAAAACTTACGGTCTACGCTGCTGCTGGACCAGAACTTAGGAAACTCATCGCCAAGGCGTATGGTGGATTTCCTCCCCTCTGGCACAGGGCTCCGTATGTAAAGGTCAGGTTCTGGCAAATCCTCCCAGACGGGACTGAGGTCAGCAACATCATCTATATTGTTGACGTCTGCGCCTGTGAGCGAATGGCTGACTTTGCCCCTGGGTCGTGGGATCTGTTTGTTAAAGTGCCAGCCAAAGGCGGGGGCTGGCATCACAGCCTATACGCTGAGGTGGTTAAGCCCTGATAAAACACAGGATAGATTGTTTCCCACTTGTTCCTATGAGATATAGTGTATACTGTTGGGGTGGAACATTTAGATATTTGTAAAACATGCTCGCAAATGAATGAGGCTAGAGACGCCGTCCGCGACCTTGCCCTTGCAATGGCAAAGTTTCAAAAGGCAGCGGCTCCAGTCCTTCAAGGCTATGAGCATACGCGAAGGTCGCACCTACAGTGCGCCCTGTGCCAGATTCTGGTTGGTCCGACCCATATGGTTCAAGAACTAGTTCCTGAGCCGTTGATCCCGCGAGCGCGGGGACAGAAGCGATACGATGTTTGCGGGGAGTGCTACCAGCACCTAAAGCGGGTGCGCAGGAGCGTCCCGCAGCAGCGGAACTACCACAAGGCTTTACACATCATGCTACGGGGCGACGAAGACGAAGAGGAGAACGAACTTGACGCCTGACGTTGATTCAACAATTGAGGTTGAGTTCGAAGATGGGCGCTTTGTAGTGCCAAAGTGGTGGGCAAGTTTGCCGTTCCTTCGCTCAGGCGAGTACGTAGGTGGAATCCGCAGAGTTCCATTCACTATTGCGGAAGCGCGGATTAAGGTTAATAATGATCTCCTAAGCACCGCGGTTCGTTCTGGGATGCGAAAAGCAGTACAGTTTTCGAAAGGTCGTTGATGGCTGAACAGAAGGGTCTCTTTGGTCGACTTGCAGATGCCGTAACCAACCGCGCCCCTGAGCGAGAGCCAGTCAGGGAGGGCTTTGACGCTATCAAGAGCGACTCTTCTTCTGTTATTCCTGACTGGGACAACAGCCCCTACGCCCGTGGCGCCAGCAACGGCAATCAACTGGCAAAGCGCAGCGTCCGCCAACTCCGCAAGTGGTCGCGAACAAACCCATGGATTCGATCCGCGATCAACCTTCGACGCGGTCAGGTCAGCCGCGCAAAGTGGGACATCGTTGCGGTTGACTCAGACGGCGAGCCAAATACCCTCATCGTCGACATTATTAAGGCAAAATTGCGTGAGCCAAATCAGCGCGGCGATTCATGGCGCTCGTTCATTGAGCCAGTCGTCGAAGACCTTTTGGTTCTGGACCAGGGCTGCATTGAAGTAGAAGCAACCGTAGGGGCACACCTTGGGATGAAGTTGGACCCTATCGCGAACCTTTGGGCAAAGGACGGCGGTGCAATTGCCTTTGACGCCAACTGGGACGGATACGATCACGATAAGCCGCGATACTATGAGTACAACTCTGAGGGCAAGTTGATCGCCCAGTACAAGACGGACGAGTTGCTGGCAATGATTGCCAACCCAGTCACCTACAGCCCGCTTGGGCTTTCGCCGCTTGAGGTTCTTGCGGAGACCATCGAGTCTGATCTTGCCGCTGCGGCATACAACTCCAAAAACGTCATGCAGGCTGCGCCTCCTGGAATCATTGACCTTGGCGAGGGGATTCGCGCAGAGCAGGTCGACGCGTTCAAGTCCTATTGGGAGGCGGAGATCTCAGGGCAGGCGCAGGTCGCTATTGTTGGCGGCGGCAAGGGCGTGAAGTGGACTCCTCTTGGCGCGTCAAACCGCGACATGCAGTTCATGGAGTGGCAGGTTTATCTTGCCCGCAAAATCTGCGCCGTCTTTGGCGTACAGCCGCAAGACATTGGTATTTCATTCGACGTAAACAAGAGCACCGCTGAGGTTGGCGCGGCGTTCACCGCTGACAACGGCATTGCTCCATTGCTTGACCTTATTGCTGAGTACATCACACGAGAGATCGTGTGGCGCTACGATAAAAATCTTCGCTTTGCCTACACAGAACTTGGTCGCAGCAGCCAGTCTGCAATGGCGGAGTACTACAAGGCTGCTCTTTCAGGGATGCCGTGGCTCCGCCTTAATGACGCCCTCCGTGAGCGCGGTCAGGACGGAATTGGCGAGTGGGGCGAAGAGGTATGGATCAATACTCCGCAGGGTCCAATGCCGCACACGCTTTATTTGCAATACGTGCAGACCAAGGTTCTTGGTGCGCCAATTGACGAGAACGAGCCGCCTATGCCAGAAGACGACGGCGGAGAAATGCCACCACCGCCACCGCCTCCTGCTGGCGATAAGCCAACCCCACCACCACCGCCCCCAAGTAAGCCAAAGCCGTCCAACCCGCCTACTCCCCCAGACGCAAAGCCGTCTAAGACGCCGCCAACTCCACCGCCAGCGAAGCCAGCCGAAAAGAAGCCAGCCGCCAGGAATCCGCTGCCACCAAAGCCACCTGCGGACAAGGCTATTGCGGAAGAGGTTCTAAAGGCGGGCGTTGAGCCAATCGTTATTTGCGACATTGACGGAACACTCGACATGGGCGGCGGAAAAGCAAACGAAGCCGTCATCGAATTCCTTGACGAGCAGGCGCTAAATCACCGCATCTTCATCGTAAGTGGACGCCAAAAGGAGCGACTTGCTGAAACTCGCAAGTTCCTTGACGACAACGAAGTCCCACACGACGAAGTAATGCTCAATACGCTCCCTGTTGGTCCAAATAGCGAAGTGGAATTCAAGAAGCAGGCAGTAGAACTCCTGCTAGAGAACAACATTGTGGAACTTGCAGTGGATAACAACCCAGCAGCGCGTGACGCGTATGCGGAGGCTGGCGTTCGCGTCAAGGACCCTGCTGACCTGAGCCCAAACGAAGATCCTGAAGGTGGAAACGAGGATTCTGGCGACAAGGAAGGCGAGTTGCCACCAGAAGCACCAGTAAAAGGGAAGAAGTCCGCGCAACTAGACCTAACTGTCCCGCAATCCGTACGAAATGAAGCAAAGCGCGGTCTTGCATGGCGAGAAGAGTACGGACGCGGCGGAATTGGACCTGGGCAGCGCACTGCGCGCATGCTTTCAGGAAATGCCATGACAATTGGTCGAGTCCGCAAGATGAATGCCTACCTTGCGCGCCACGAAGTCGACAAGCAGGGTCAGGGATGGAAGCCAGGTCAGGAAGGATTCCCTTCTGCGGGCAGAATTGCTTGGGCTCTATGGGGCGGAGACGCTGGAAAGCGCTGGGCGGGGAAAATTTCCCGTATGGCTGAAGCGGCGCGAGAGGCTTGAGCGAAAAGGGCTTCTACCACAAGCAGCCGTGCTTCTGCCTTCCGTGCAAAGTATTGAAAAACGCCCCAAAATCCAAAGTTGAGGCGACAGCAGAGGCGGAAAAGCCAGTAAAGAAGGGCAAAAAGAAAGCAGGGAGGTAAGATTCCCGCATGGCACACAAAGACCCAGTCCTCCCAGAGATTGCTAGGGCAGTTTTTGCGCGTGATGTGTCATGCGTTGGTGTAAAAGTAGGCATGTTGGGTGCGTGTGGCAGCCAATGGGGTCCAGGAAAGCCAGTTTCTATGGAAATCGACCACGTGAACAGCGCTGGCTTTGGAAAAAGGGGTCGCTCCATAGAGGAAAACCTTGTGTTGATCTGCGGTTACCACCACCGAATCAAAACTGAGTCGTCAAAGCAGTGGCGAGCAGCCATCAATGAGTATTTGCGGGGGTTCTACGCAGCATGAAGCGACTATTTGAGGGCGGGGAAAACCCAGATTCCAAGGGCGCTGGCTGCGGTTCACGCAACTGCCACGTTCGCCCAAGAAATAGTTTATCTAATAAGTTAGGTATCGCCATTGACCCCAAGGAGCAGGATCGAAAAGTGCTAGTTGACGGACGTCTATGGCATGCTGTATGCTGGCTTAGCGTGCGGGAGGGTCCTGATACACGCGGGGATACTGCCCCCTGAGCCAGATAGATATGAGATGGAGGATTCAGTGGTTGAAGCAACCTTTCCCAACCCAGAGCGCAAGTGCGTCGTCTGTGGCGAGGATGTAACCAACAAGGCAACACTTCGTTGCCAGCCCTGCTACTTCCAGCAGGCTCGTGAAGGTCACTCAAAGAACCGCAGCATCCGTGCAAACGATATTCTGGTAAAGCGCAAGGCTGGCGCAAGCATTATTGCAATCGCCAAAGAGATGGGCGTCAGCCGCATTCGTGTGTATCAGATCCTTGAAGCGTATAAGCGCGACAACCCTGATGCCTTCGTTGCGGCGACGAAGTCAACTGATGCTGCCGTCTGAGGAGAACGTTGGGCAGGTTCTAATCGGTAAGCGCGATTTTCTCTGGACGCTCTCTCGATCCCAGCGTGGCAGCGAGAGCACCGTGGAATTCATTCGACGCGTGGTAATGCTCTACGAGTCGTCGCTTGATTCTATTGGCATTAGCCCAGAGGATCGACAGAACCGCCTGAACGGAGCAAATACGGAAGCAGAGGAAGAGGTTCGACGACTAACCAATGCGCAATAGCGGTGATGATCTAAAGGATGTACGGAAGCGTCAGCGGGAACGCACGGCGCACGTCTGGGATATCCTGCGCGCCTCAGGAATGAAGCGTAGATTCATCTCCAAGCATTTGGGTATCTCGTTGAATTACCTGAACCAAGTGCAGTATGGACAGATGCCAATTAGCAAGCCGCTTCGCAAGAAGTTGAGCGAGTTTCTAGGCATTTCACAAAATAGGCTATTCGCGGATCTTGATGCCGCGGAAGCAGAAGATGGGAAGGAGTAGGTTATGGCTTACGGGACAGGGGCACCAGTACAGAAGCGTTTCGCTGAGGACTACATTGACGTTGCTGAGCGCCTTCGCGCTTGGTATGGGGAGTTCCCAAATGGTCGCGTTGAGACGGAAATTGTCTCCAGCACGGACAGCCGCATTGTCGTAAAGGCATATGTGTATCGCGGATCTGTTGACAACACCACGGGCGCCGTTGAGGCACCTGCTGGCATTGGTCACAGCGCAATGAACATTCCTGGCAGCACGCCGTACACCCGCGGCTCAGAGTTGGAAAACTGTGAGACCTCAGCGGTTGGTCGCGCGCTGGTCATGGCGGGTCTTCCTTCAAAGCGCGTCGCATCTACGGATGAGATTCGCGCGAAGGGCGGCACCGTCGCAGGCGACAAGCCTACCGTCGTGGTTGCCCCAAGCACGGGGACTGCGGATTTCGCTAAGGCGCTTGACGCCGCCACCTCAATGGACGACCTTGCGGAAGTCTCTGGCAACATCCAGCGCGCAAACCTCACGGAAGAGGAGCGCACGTTCCTTGGTAATAAGTGGAAGGAAGCACGTTCTAAGTTTGCTAGCATCTCCTGATGACTGAGCAACTAGCGCTTATTGAGGAGCGCGTTCCTGAGCACTTCTCCGTCAGCGAATTGCGGGAGTACATGACATGCCCGCTTCGCTGGTGGTATCGCTACCGTGCTGGCTTGCGCACAGAGAAGACCACGTCGTACTTCGCCCTAGGCACAGCGGTGCACTCAGGGCTTGGCGCGTGGTACTGGCACTACAAGACTTCAGGAGAGCGCGAAAAGGCGCTGGAGTTGTATCGCCAGACATACCTTGAAGAGTCAGCGAAAGTTGATTGGCGCCTAGAGCCTGCGAAGAAAGATCCGTTTGAGCAGAAGACTCGTGGCGAAGAGATGCTCATGGCGGCAATCTCCGCGGGTGACGATTGGGAGGCGGAGTCCGTCGAGGAGACGCTCTACGCAGAACTGTCGCACTCCAAGTTTGGCAAGTTGCCGCTCCCTATCAAGATGGTGTTGGATATGCGCACGACGACAAATGACATCGTGGAGCACAAGACCTCTGACCGAAAGTGGGCGGCAAATCGAGAGCACAGCGACATTCAGGCAAGCGCCTACATCGCTGGAGTTCGCGAGAACTACGGGCACGACCCGTTGCTCACCTTCAACATTATTTCTAATTCCGCAAGCGGTCCGCTCGTAGATCGACGACCAACGCGGCGCACGCAAGACCAACTAGATCAACTGTACGTCCACGCGCGGGGGCTCTTGAATGCGATGGAGAAAGGTGCTATCTTCCCCAACCCAACGGCGTACATTCACAACACCTGCGAATATAGGAGGATCTGCGATAAATGGGAAAGCCATCCACAACCGCTCCCAACAACGCGTTCTGGATTGACGCGGATGCTCCCGTCGCTGAGCGAGAAGGCACTGCCAGAACTCAAGTAGGGCACTGGTGGCGCTGCTACACGGATCTACCGCGACACCGCAAACTTGCACGGCTCCCTGACGACCGCGCCCGCTGGGCGTGGGTCACGCTGCTCTGCGCCGCAGCAGATGCCAATGGGGTGTTTGAGTCAGACAGCCATATCGAATTGATGATTGGCGCGCAATACGCCAAGTACGTTCCGTACTTCCGCAGGGTTGGGCTGCTGGATGGCTTGGTCGTACACGACTGGGACCAGTGGCAGGAGACGACGGATGAAGGGCGCCCAGAGCGGGAAAAGCGCGCCGCAGCGGCTCGAAAACGCTACGAGACCATGGGAACCGCAGACAAGGGAACAGAGTCCGTGGTGCGCTCTATGCGCGAGTGGCTGGAGTACGTCGTCACGGGTCCAAACACGCAGGGTCGTGTAGGAGAGTTCATG